ACTCATATTTCAGGCAATTCATTAACAGTGATATTGAATGGAATATGTGGTAGTTTGAATTTGCGAGCTTATTTTTACACACAATATGCGTCAGACATAAAGTTTCGTGATGCAGCAAAGATCATGACATACGGTGATGACAACATTGGATCCGTTTCAGAAAAGTATCCTAAGTTTAATATTAAAGGGTGCTCAGAATTTTTAGAAAGTTACGGTCAAAAGTACACTATGCCCGATAAGGATAGTGAATTGAGTGCTTATCTAAAACCCGAAAATTTTGAGTTTTTGAAACGATTTAGTGTGTGGCATGCCGATTTAGGTGCGCATGTAGGAGCTTTATTAGATTCGAGTATAATGAAATCCTTACATTGCTATTTGCGGCCTAAGAATGCGCCTTTAACTCCAAAGGAAGCATGTGCGACCAATATAGATGGTGCTTTACGGGAGTGGTTTAATCACGGTGAAGATGTTTATGAAATGCGTAGGAAACAAATGAGAGAAGTCGCTGCTATGGCTGGCATAACTCATATGTGTACTATGTTGGACGAGACATATAATGATCGTGTATTAAACTGGCGAGAAACATATATTGGTGAAGTCTAACTCCGACTATAAACGAGTGCCAGTTTCAAATCTGAGGCCAGCAAAATTGACTTGTGTAATTGGATTACCCCAATTTGTGTATTTGTATGTTTAAACACTGTTGGAGGCTTTATACATTTATATACGTGGAGAGGACTTTGCGTAAATATACAGCTCACCCATATTGGATAGGAATGGTGTTGAGTGAATAAATATTTATCCACTAGTAAATATATTAGGAACAACAGAACTAATGACCACGTTTATCGTTCTTTAGAAATGGAGACTATAAACGAGGACCGGGAAAGTCAGAGTGATCTTGACAGGTCACGTCACGGAGACAGAGTGATAAGCTCTGCTGACATGAGAAAGTTATACAGGAATATATCATTATTACGGTACAATGATATAGCGAGGGAATTAGCAAATGAGACAGATTTTAAACCACAGTCAGGTACTACAGCTGACGTGAGTATTATGAAACTTGCTAATGATACTGGTCATCAGAATGTTGATTTTGGTGATCAAATGGACCCATATATGTATGCAGTTGAAGAAACTATTGATCCAACACGTAAGTTAATGGATTCAGATGATGCTTCGCTGGCAAATTTTCTTTCTCGTCCAGTTAAAATTGGTGAATATGAATGGGGAACAGGTACGTCTTTGTTCGCAACATTAAATCCTTGGCAGTTATATTTGCAAAATGCTAGGGTGATTAATCGTGTGAATAATTTCAATTTGCTTCGTGCAAAATTGAATGTTAAGATAGTTATTAATGGTAATGGATTCTTGTATGGTAGAGCTATCGCTAGTTATTTACCATTTGCAAGTAAAGATGCATTGTCACAAAATCGGGCTTTAGTGCTCGAGGATGTAGTACAGGCATCGCAACAACCTCATGTATTTTTAGATCCAACCATGTCACTGGGTGGAAGCATGAAGTTGCCATTTTACCATTATAAGAACTATTTAGATGCGCCTACATCAGAATGGGGAGAATTAGGAGAGATTACAGTTCGATCCATTAATCCTTTAAAACATGCCAATGGTGCTACTGATCAAGTAACTGTAACATTGTTTGCTTGGTTAGAAGATGTATCAATGGCTGTATTGACAGGAGTTAATGCTAGTACAATTGTCCCTCAATCTGGTAAGGAGGTTGAAATTGCAAATGACAAGGGCTATATTTCTGGACCTGCTACGGCGGTTCAGAAAGCAGCAACGGTATTGTCAAGTGTACCCATGATAGGACCATTTGCGACAGCAACAGCTGAAGGAGCTGGTATGGTGGCTGAGGTTGCTAAAGCTTTGGGATATTGTAGGCCGCCGGTGACGAAGGATCCTGATCCTTATAAGCCGGTGCCTATTTCAAGTTTAGCATTAACTACAGTGCCAGACCAAACGCAGAAATTGACTGTTGATGACAAGCAAGAGTTGTCCATTGATCCAAGAATTGCAGGATTGGGCGGTGCTGACCCTTTAAATATTGGTGAAATAGCTAAAAGAGAGTCTTATTTGACCACATTTAATTGGGCTATTGGCACAACCCCAGAGTCTTTATTGTGGAATTGCCGTATCGATCCTTGTGTTTGGGCTGAAGATTCATTGGCACCTACAGGATATCATTTTCCCGCTAGTGCTATGGCGGCTTTGCCGTTTAAGTATTGGACAGGTAAAATGAAATTCAGGTTTCAAATTGTATCATCAGCTTTTCACAAGGGGAGGATAAAGGTAGTATACGATCCTAACTTTTTAATTGCCGGTAATGAATACAATGTCAATTATTTGGAAGTTATTGATATTGCAGACAAAAAGGATTTTACTATTGAAATAGGTAATGGTCAGCCAACCACATTACTAACACATACCGACCCTGGACTTAGTTCCGTAACCACCATGTACGGATCTGCTCCATTGGTGTCCAAGGGACCAGGTAATGGTATAATAGGTATGTTTGTAGTTAATGAGTTGACTACACCTAATTCAACAGTAAATAACGATATTCAAATTAATGTTTATGTTAGTATGGGAGATGATTTTGAGGTATTCGTGCCTACAAGTAATTTCCAGAATTTCGTATTTAAACCACAAAGTGGTGTAGAACATACTCCTGAGTGCGAAAACACGCAGGAGCCATCTGCACCACAACAGTCTCAATCATCTGAAGTTGGACCAGGATATACGAACCATGCTTTAGTTAATAAAGTTTATACAGGCGAAGCGATTTCAAGCTTTAGAGCCTTGTTAAAACGTTACAATTTACATCAGAATTTAATATTTTCTGGAGGTTTTAGTAATGCAGTCCATTATGGCAGAAGAAACATGTATCCCTATTTAAGGGGAAATGTGGCTGGAGCTGTCAATACAACGGGAGCTGCTGCACCTTATAATTATTGTAACACTTTATTATTGCATTGGGTAACGTATGCATTTTCTGGTTGGAGAGGAACAATCAGATGGAAACTTTTGTTGCGTGGATATAGAGAAGAAAATAGAGGACCAGTTACGTACATACAACGTGTGCCAGTTGGTGATTCCGGTTATCAAAAATTAGCAACACCAGGCGCCGTTTTCACGAGCGATGCTCTGGCAGCTATTAACGTTATGACACGTGTTGGTCCTTATCCAGCACCAGATCGCCCATTATCTGGTGTAGAAGGTAGTTTGTATCAAACTGGCCTTATTAATCCAAATGTAGAGTTTGAAGTACCGTATTATTCGCTATACAGGTTTTCCCCAGGTAAAGCTGAGGACTTAACAACCACTTTGGATTATAATGAAGGTTTTGATTATAGAGTCTTTGGGGCGTTGGGCGATGACACATCCTTTGATGCTCATTGCGCAACTGGAGAAGACTTTCAAACATACTTCTTTACGGGGCTGCCTCCGATGTACTATGAGACAGCTCCACCTCTTCCTTAAGAGGAAACAAAATAAAATTAGCTACTGTGGCCGTAGCTGGCGTCGTTAGAGGCGCATGATCATTTGCCGAATCATACTTTTGATGACCTTGAAAGTTTACAAGCTATTTGCTGGATTCGGTAAATAGTGGAATTTTGTGTGTAGCAATGCACACGTCTTTCAAGGGAGTCACAAGTTTGAGTAGCAGTGATTGTTTGGACTACTGCGAGGTAGTCTAGCTACGCATTAGGGATTTTGGACCTTGTTGCGTAGTTGGGTCAACACTCC